AGACTTGAAAGAAATCTTTATAAAGCTAGTCATATTAATCATTGCAGTAATATATGGACTAGGAGTAACATTAGCCATTATCAGTGGTTACTTGAGTTATGGCAATACCTTTGCAAAGAATACACTCATAGATATGGAAGAGAACATCTAACAGAAACCAAACTAAAGAATATATTAATCAATCTACCTAAAAACATTTCAAATGATTCTTTTATAGAACCACCTCCTGCAATGCCTGATTATTGCAAAGTTCCAAATGATTCTATTGCATCATATAGAAACTACTATATAAAAGAAAAGAGTTTTGCTAAATGGACAAAACGTAACATTCCAGAATGGTATTATGCCCACATATAAATTTATTAATCATGAAACAAATGAAATATTTGAAGACTTTCTTACTATCAATGAAAAAGATAGACTTCTTACGCTTAACACACACATTGAACAGGTTCCTAATGGATTTGCTATTGTTTCCTCTGTCGGCTCTATTGACTCTAAAAATAATCAAGGTTTCAAAGAAGTCATGTCCCGTATTGCCGAAGGAAATCCAAATACACCTCTTGCCGAACGGTACGGTAGGCGTTCGTCTAGAGAAGTCAAGGTGGCTGAAGCAGTCAAAAAGTGGAAGAATGTATAAATAGTTTTTCATTATTCCCATGAGTTGATTGATGAGCAATAAAAACAAAGACATTAGATTTCATAACTTAATCAGTATTAAACCAGTTACTGATAATCAAAAAGTAGCATTCAATGCATACAAAGATAAGAAAAATCTTTTTCTGTATGGTGCTGCTGGAACTGGTAAAACATTCGTTTCTCTTTATCTTGCCTTCAAAGATGTGCTGAATCCTGAAACGCCATATGAATGTGTGTATTTGGTACGTTCAGCCGTACCCACTAGAGAAATAGGTTTTCTTCCTGGAGATGAGGAAGACAAAACTGCACTTTTTCAAGTACCATATCAAAACATGGTACAATTTATGTTTGAACAACCAAATGAACAAGCATTCAACATGCTCTATGACCGTCTGAAAAACCAAGGGTCATTGATGTTCATGACCACCAGTTTTCTGCGTGGTATTACTCTTGACAATGCTATCATTATTGTTGATGAATCTCAGAATTTGAATTTTCATGAACTTGATACAATCATGACAAGAGTTGGTCAAGATTCAAAGATTATGTTCTGTGGTGATTTCTTTCAAACAGATTTACAAAAGAACATTGAAAAAGAAGGAATGCAAACTTTCTTGAATATTATTTCAAACATGGAAGAGTTTGCTACTGTAGAATTTACAATTGGTGATATTGTACGTTCAGGATTAGTCAGAAGTTATTTAATAAACAAAATAAAATTAGGAGTAGACTGATGTTTAAATTGTCAGGACGTTCTATTGATAAACTAGAAGGTGTAAAACCAGAGTTAGTTGAAGTTGTGAAGAAAGCAATTGAATTGACCAAAGTTGATTTTGGTGTCATTGAAGGATTGAGAACAGAAGAGAAACAAAGAGAATTGGTTGCAGCAGGTGCATCACAGACCATGAAGTCAAAACACTTGACAGGTGATGCTGTAGACTTGATGGCATATGTGAATGGAAGAGGATGTTGGGAATTGAATGTATATGATGAAATTGCTGATGCAATGAAAGAAGCAGCCTATGAATTGGATGTAATGATTCGCTGGGGTGCAGCATGGAATATTAAAGACCTTGCTCTCTGGGAAGGTACTGCTGAAGAAGCGATGAATCATTATATTGATGAGAGAAGAAGTCAAGGAAAGCGTCCCTGGATTGATGCCCCCCACTTTGAATTGTCATGAAGTTGAAAAACTGATTTTTATAAATAGATGTATCTGAATATCTTGTTCAGATGCCATTCACGATGCCGCAAACATCCAATGGCTCTAATACTTACAAGGAGTATCAGCATATGTCTATTTATCATAGATACCATTTTGTCTACAAAACAACTAATCTAAAAAATCAGAAATATTATATTGGCGTAAGATCAACAAACGATTTAAATGATGGTTATATTGGTTCAGGTACACGTTTAGGTCTTGCAATTGAAAAGTATGGTAAAGAAAATTTTAAAAGAGAAATTCTTTATTTTCTTTACACTAGAGAAATGGCAGCAATTAAAGAATCAGAACTTGTTACACAAGAACTTGTTGATGATCCTAATTGCTATAATTTAAAAACAGGTGGTTTTGTTGGTTTTTCATATAATGATGAATGGAAACGATTAGTGGGTGAGAGGTCAAAAATAGTTTGGACAGGTAGAAATCACAAACCTGAGACTATAGAAAAAATGAAAAAAGCTGTTGCTAGAAGAATTGAAGAAGGTAATTATATTACCGATGAAATGAAAGAAAAAATTAGTAACACTCTTTTGAATCAATCAAAAGAAACCAGCAAACGAGTTAAAAAAGATTGGGAAAACCAAAAACACTCTGAATGGAGAAAACAGCGTATGAAAGAAGGATGGAAAGCAAAACCATATGTTAAATGTCCACAATGTGATAAGATGTTTAAAAATAATTTATCACGGCATATTAAAGCTAAACATGCTCCACATTTTGAATTGAGTTGACTTATGTCAGAATTTGGATTACCTCAAGAAGGATTTATACATGTACCCGTTGACAATGGAGATGTAGTAGTTCATGTTTGGAATTCAAGAACATTCTGGTCAAATAAAGAAAAAAAGGAAAAAAAGGAAAAAGAAAAAAACTCTTGACATTTATTTTTAGATTTGTTATACTGGCTTAAATTTAATTGAGATTTACTATGTTCAAACACCTTGATATTTCGTTACCAGATGCAACCGCCAAGACAGTTGATGGCAAGCGATTCTATTTCACTGAATCTGGAGGAGTTTATCCTTCTATTACAACTGTTCTTGGTGCATCCGAAAAGAAAAAGAAATGGTTGAGAGAATGGCGTGATTCGGTTGGTCATGATGTGGCTAATTATATTTCCAGAACATCTGCACAGAGAGGTACAGCATTTCATAAAATATGTGAAGATTACATAAATAATGATAACATAATTCATCATAAGGAAAAATTTCTACCTTGGTGCATGTTCAGTCAACTCCAACCTGTTCTTGATGAGCACTTGCAAAATGTTCATCTTCAAGAACAACCACTTTGGAGTGACCAGTATCGTATTGCTGGTCGGGTTGATTGCATCGCTGAATGGAAAGGTGTTCTTTCAGTTATTGATTTTAAAACATCAAAGTCTGAAAAGAAAGATGAATATAATCAAGACTATTATATTCAAGGTTCTGCATATTGTGAAATGTACCAAGAATTAACTGGTACACCGATTGACCAATTTGTAATTTTGATTACCACAGAAGATGGTATTGTACAGGAGTTTATCAAGAATAAAGAACCATATCTTAAGCCATTAGTAGAAACCATTGATGAATTTGTATCACAATGGGAAAAAGAAAATGAAGAAATTTCTATCACTGCTTAGTGGGTTGTTTGTCAGTTCAACTATCTATGCACAACAAATGGCACAGAAACCAATCTTCTGTGCGCCTCTAGACCAAATTGTTCAAATTGCAGAAAAACGTGGAGATGATCCTATTTTGATTGGAGATACTGTTTTAGGTACTTCTCAAGGGACATCTATGAATGCCAAGATTATTATTGCACACAATTTTGAGAATAAAACATATTCAATTTATGAGATTTATAATTCAAATTGGGCATGTATTTTAGGGCAAGGAACAAATTTCTTGTTTATGCATGACCTCTTGAATAAAGAAGAAATGTCAAATGATCCATTTAAAGGCTTAAATATTAATCCTGATGACAGTGTGACACTATGAAAAGAAAAGGTAGAAAAGCGTCCAAACGAACAGTAAGATGTACCATTTGTACTACACATCGTTGGTTAGGTAATAATGAAGGTCGTTGGAACAAAAGTACAGAAAGAAGAATTCAATCTGCAAAAGAACAGATGAAGGAATTTATTATAAGGTAATATGTTTAGATTTTTTTATGATAAACGATGGAGATTATGGAGTACACTTGGAACATTGACAATCATTGCCGCAATTTGGTATAGTGTACAACTTGATGTACAAATCAATGAATGGTTTGGTAGATTTTATGATGCATTACAGAAAGCACTATCACAGCCTGGAAGTGTGACACTGGAAGAATATTATGAATATATGTTTGACTTTTTCAGCATTGCTGGAATATATATCGTTGTTAATGTAATTTTCAATGGTTTCTTGGTGAATCATTGGACATTCCGTTGGCGACAAAGTATGGCAGAATATTATCATGAGAATTGGAATCGTGCAAGACACATTGAAGGTGCAAGTCAACGTGTTCAAGAAGACACTCTGAAGTTTGCTAGATTGACAGAAAACTTGGGTGTTGGATTGCTTGAATCAGTTTTGATGTTAGTTGCATTCATTCCAATTCTTTGGGAATTGAGCAAAAGTGTAACATTATTTCCGATTATCGGAGAAATTGAACATGGACTTGTTTGGATTGTATTGATGACTGCTATTGGTGGTACAGCAATATTGAGTTTGGTAGGCAGTAAATTGCCAGGAATTGAATATGATATTCAAAAAGAAGAAGCAGCCTATAGAAAAGAACTGGTACATGGTGAAGACAAAAAGACAAGAGCAAAAATCAAAGATGTTGAATCTTTGTTTGCGAGTGTAAGACAAATTCATTTTAGATCCTATTTGCATTATTTTTATTTCAATATCGCAAAATGGAGTTATCTTCAGGGTATGGTAATTGTTCCATATTCTGCTCTTGGTCCAACAATCATTGCTGGTGGTATTACTCTTGGTGTTGTTTCTCAGACAGTGAGAGCATTTGGTAAAGTTGCAGAAAGTATGCAATATATCATTCGTTCATGGCTACAGATTGTTGAACTAATGAGTGTATACAAAAGATTACGAGAATTTGAAAAACAATTCAAGGAATTTGCTTGATGATTTGTCAAGATATTTTCTAAGACGCAGGTTCAATTCCTGCCACCTCCACCACACTTTTTCAACACATGGGGGTGTCTTGGTATTTGATTAGAAAAGAAAATAGCAAGGAGAGCAAATAGGGTAGTGACCAACACTAATTCAATTAGAGGCAAACAACTCTGATTATTCTTCTGCACAAGTAGCATTGGCTGCTTAATG